ACCATTTCCATAGAGGTGTCCCTTTCTTAGATAAATACTCTACTATGTAACGAGGTAATTCGTATGTTTTACCTGGTTCTAGTGTCATTTTAAAATCTATCATGTCGTCAGATTTATATACTGGTAGTGGATTAGATGGTTGGTCATTACGACCAAAGACTATCTTCTCTTTTGGGTGTAATTCAATCGGACAGGGAAGGCATGGATATCTACATAATTTTAATTGTTTGTTTAATCTGCGAGCTTCTTTATTGTAACGCATATAATCACCCAATGAATTTAAAGGCATATCTTTGATAGCTACTTTTTCCTCTATAGGTGTTTTTGCCATTACATCTTCTATAATGTTTTCTGGTTGAGCTACTTGTCTTGTTGGTTTTTTTCTTGGCATAATGTTTCTCCTTTTTTGTCTATGCTGGACCCAGTCGTTTACGACAATTGTTTTTTGTTTATTTCTTTATGTTCTTCGGCATGGCATTTTCTACATAACCAAATTACATCTAATGGTTTATCATAATCATAATGATGGCCTTCTATAATCCCTTCTGCTTGACATCTGGAACATTTTGTTGGTCTCACTATTTCTCCTTTTCTTATCTTATTATTGAGCTTGTCTACAGCATTATATTTTTTAAAATCTTTTATTCTACGTTTTAATTGATATTCTCTTTGTTTTGATAAATAAACTTCATTATTCTTTTTCCATTCTTTAATTCTTTTATTTTCTTTATCTGGATTTTCTTCATATCTTTTTCTCGTATATTCTCTTTTTCTTTCTTTATTAGATTCTTTTTGTCTTGATCGTTCTGCAATTTCCTTTAGCTTATCCGGATTTTTTCTTCTCCACTCTTTATTTCTAGCATCACATTTTTCTTTATTTTTCTGATAATCTCTTTGCTTCATAGCTTTGACTTTATCAGGATTATTCTTTCTCCATTCTCTTGCTATTTCTAAAACTTTTTCTGGATTATCTTTCTTCCATTGCTTATTACGCTCTATTTCATGATCTCTATTTCGTTCCCAGTATGCTTTTTTATCATATTTTGCTAAAGACGCCTTTCTCTTTTCTGGATTTTTTTTAACCCATTCTCTTGACGCTTTATTTTTACACTCTCTACATTGAGTATTATGGCCATCTTTACTGCTTTTAAGTTTTGGAAATTCCTCTAACTTCTTTTCGTTACCACACTTTTTACATTTTTTCATAATCTAGACCTCCGTTTAAAGAGGTCTAGTATATTTAAAACAATGATTTTAGTCAATCACGGTCTTATCCAACATCACCGAGATCAGTTACCTTGCCTAATTTGATACATTTGATAAACAAAATATCTCCATCAGTTCCAGCGATACTAGTCCCCAATGTTAGTTTGTAAGTAACAGGATCATACGAGAAAGCACTGCTTAATGCTTGTGTTCTTGATATGCCTATTACACTACCACCCTCTACATAAGCTGTATAAGCTGAAGAATCAATATCTTCACCACTAATTACATCTTGTAGAGAGAAAGTATCTGCTGTTAAAACAGTGATACTAAAACGGGAATTATTTAATTGGCTCATTCCACGAGCTGTAGGCATATCCGAGCCTAAATCCGAGACAACCACTTGCCAGCCTGTAGCCATTCCATGAGCTACTGCAGTAACAACACAAGGATCAGCTTGTGTAATACCAGTAATAGCTGTTCTATAGCCTGTAGCTCCACCGCTTGTATTAGCAGGAGTGAAACCATTGGTTGCTGTATCAAGAAAGTTAAATGATGCTCCAGCTGAAGAATCAATAACTTGTTGTTGATAAGCATGGGCTGCTGTAGTAAGCCCTTTAACATATAATGAAACTGGTAAGCCTGCTGCTGTACCTGTCCAATCACTTAAATTGTAAACTTCCACAAGATCGGCATCAAAGCTTAGAGTTAGATCATAAGCTGCTCCTCCTGATATTAGTTTAAATCCTTCGGTCATTGTAGCACCGGCAAATAAATCTGACATAATTTTCTCCTTATGCTTTTGTTGATAATAGGGTTACGATATGAGAATCGTCTAAGATTGCTGCATTAAACCAAGCGGTAAAGCCCATAGATTGGAATCTGTTTAGATAATCATTAAAACCTAATGGCTTCATAATCATTTCAGTAGAAACTTCGTCTATAGATACATATCCATAAGCATTAGCTCCTACAAATGTGTTGTTGTATACTGGTGCAGCATCATCACTTACTTGTACTAAAGTAGAAGTAACCCATCTAGCTTCATCTGTAGAACCAAATTCAGATTTTAATACTGAATCTTGTGCGCCATATTGTGAAGTAGGCATAAAAGCATCTAATGCTCTAATGTCTGATTTCAACTTAACATGAGCAGTAACCCAGAATGCAGCTTCAACAGGTCCAGTTCCAAATCTAGAAGATCCATCAACTGTTGGAGTCATTTTTTCTGTGTTGTTTTCGTCAAGATATGCAATTGCTCTATCAACATCGATTTGAGTCAATTCAGTAATAGCATTTCCGTTAACTCCATTAAGACATGAAATTTGTGAAACACTAGAATCCCATACATCACGTGTTACTTTATCAAGCATTGTGTGCATAGTTTGAGATAGATTGTCTGCTGTTTCATTAGCAGTATCATCTTCAACTACCAATAGAACTTTGCGTGATAAAAGAACAAGTTTACCAAATTCTTGTACAGTCACATTGATATCAAATTTTTGTACTGCTTCTGGTGCTGGATCTACATCCTCAGATAGCACTACAGGGTCAGAATTCAAGTTTTCTTGTCTTCTGAATGCAATTGTATCAGTATTTTTAGTTGGCAATGAAAATGATCTACCAAAAAGGTTGTGTACATTGTTTGGTTTAGATCTCTGTAGTAAAGCACGGTGTGCCCATCTATCAGCCATTGAGCCATAAGATGCGGTTGTTGTAACGCCCATATTTTCTCCTTATGACCTACTATTTTCTCCGCTTGCTAGTTCTCCAAGTTGCAAATTCTGAATCTGACATGTTCATAACATCAACAGCTTGATTCATCCCTGCTGCCTTTGGGATAGATGCTGGCGAACCAGGCGTATCTTTTTTAACTGCAGCGGGCTTGTTTAAAGCTATTTTCTGTTTTGGTGTCAATGCTTGCATTAACTCCCATGCTTCTTCATATCTATTTGCAGCTCCTTGAATTGCCGAAGTTAAGTTAGGTCGTTGTTTTAAAAATTCACTTAGTTTGTCATTAACTATTTCTGTTTTTTCTGGATTCTGTTTAATCCATAAATTCTCTTGTACAGTTCTAATGATTTCTACTTGGCTTTGTGCTTGTGCTTTACCAAGTTCACCTTTAGTAACTGCTTCATATTGACTATCATCAGGCTCTGCTGGTTGTTGTGGCTGCTTTTGATTGTATTCTCTTAGAATACGATTCTCTATTTCAGCTTCTTGGCGCTTTCTACGCTCTTTTTGCAATGCTGCTAAGGGTACTTGATGTTCCTTAACTTCTTGCTCTACAGCCTCATTTTCTTGACTACTGTCAATATCATTATTTTGTTCAACTTGTTGATCAACTTGTTCATTTACAATTTGATCCATTGATTGTTCTTCATTTCCAGATACGGTATCTGTACTCATAATTTTCTCCCGTTATAGCGTGATATAGCCTATCACGATGGCATAACACCCTTTGCTTGTAGGTAGGTGGCACCTTCTTTATTAAACTCTACTTTGAGCTTTTCCCCTTTTTTCTTTGGGGCTACCATCCATAGAAGTTCACATATGCCTCTCTTTGGGCTAACAAAAAAAACCATTGTGTTACTCCTAAATGGAGGAAGTTTTAAACTTGCTATTAATTGACTCACTACAAATGTTTCTGGATCAAATTTATCAAATTGTGCATGCAATATAAGGAAATAATTTTCACTTAAATTGACTGAACTAACTGCATCTTCCACTATTTTGTTCAATTTATCTTTTAACGAGCGTTTCGCCTCGATGAACTGTTCTGGAAGAATTAGCTTTGATGTCGGATCTTGACTCATTCGTATTGACATAATTAATTACATTCCGCTTTTGCCACGTAGAGATTCTTTTTCCATATGTGCTTTTTGCATTAGTTTATTTGCTTTATTAGCATCTGAATTAGATCCTGGACCTATCAGAGAGCTAGTTCTTTTTGGCTGAGCCATTGGGTTTTCTTTAGTAGAATATACCCCTTTCATGCTGCTTAAAGACGCTTTTTTCATGTTTTCTCCTTACATTAAAGTTGTGGGGACTGTTCCCCGTCTATTGATGGTTGTTCCATCATAGGTTCTTGTTGCTGTTGAGGCTTATCAGGTTCTAAAATCTGAACTTGAGCCGCCATCTTAGCATCTGTTTCTTGTTCCTGTTGCTTTTCTTGTGCGTGTATTTGATTAAGCAACTGTAAAGCCTGCATAAGTCTATCTTCATGTAAGCCTGATAACTCAACTATGGCTTTTGCCTTATTAAGCTCTGCCATTGAAAGATCTTTTATTGCTTCACTTCTTCTTTCTTCAGATAGTCCGATGTTGCTCATAGCTCTAGTATGCCTTTCAGCCGCTAATCCCAGTCTTTCTTGAGTGCTAGCTTCAATTAATGCATTTTCTTTTTCTTTAGTTTCTGCTTCTTGTTTCTGTATTTGCTCTTGCTGTTCAGAAATTGCTTCCTTAAGATCACTTATGCCTGACATCGCTAGAGCTTCTATAATCTCACTTTGAGGAACGTCTACTATGCCTTCACGCTTTAAGCTAACTAATTCATAGTAGTAAGCATCTCTCTGAGACTGAGAACGTACACCCTGTTTGATTACAGCATCGTATTGTTCGAATTCTTTTTCGTAGAATTGTTCAGATGGATCTTCACCTAGAATTCTTTTTACTTTTCCAGGAGGGTAATGAAATTGGATTGCCTTCAGAACTAAGCTTCCTAAAACTGTTTGTGTAACTTCTACGTTATCAAATATTTTGCGATTAGATCTTAAGCCTTGGGCAATCCTAACTTGTGCTAATTTACCAGATACTTGAGTGTTCCCTTTTTCATCGACTCCTAATACAGATTCATTAACATTTGCTAGAGTTAATGTTAGGTTATCTAAAACACTTTGATACTCAATTAAGGAAGGATTAGCTGCTCCTCCTTGTAGTTCTTGTACAGAGTTAAGTCCTTCAGGTGCATTCTCAGGGTCAATACCAATAAGTTTATTTTGTCCAGATTGTTGTAGATCTTCAGGATCAGCAACAGAACCAATTAAATATTTATAACCAGTTGATATAGTGCTATCCATCATATCAATGATCTTCATATGTCTTTTATTGAACTGTCTCTGAGTAGAATATAGTGTAGAAGCAATACCTTGAATACGTTGACCTGGAGACCAAATACTTGGTTCCATATAACAAAGCACTGGAGCAAATGGATAGGTATGTGTAATGCCTGTCTTATCGTCACCTGTGTAAACTGGTTGACCATTCAACATGATATTAAGCTCAACAAAACTTCTATCTACTTCTCTTATTTCTAAGACTGGTGGTAGTTGATTTTGTTCTATTCCTAGACTATCTGCATCTTCACGCATTTTACTAAGGCGATAGATTCCTCTTTTTAGATCTTTAATCTCTTCTGGTGTTAGATCTGTAATATCTCTAAAAAAGGATGCTTCTTCATCTACTAAGAACTTACGTTTTTTATTTACTCTTCGATAATACTGATCATAGGCCATTAAGTTTCTATTACGGCTTAGAACAGTGAAATTAGGATGATATGAAAGGAACTTGTCATCCCTAAAAGATCCATGTATCTCATCAATTCTTCTTGGATCTACAAAGGGAAGAAGCTGTTTAGCAGAACCTTTACCTAATAAATCTCTTGTGATAGCAAAAGCACAATCACTAAGATTGATGTTTTCAAATGTTGGGTCTAAATAGAATGAATTATATGTTCTTTTGAAAAATGAAATATCACCATTAATAAAATCTCTAGAGTAATCCATTTGGATTCCACATAAAGAAATCCCTGATTTGAATCCTTCATCACAAGCATCTAAAAAAGTATTATATCCATTACCCTTATCCCATACATAATGTGATAACTCAGTAAACTGATCAGCAGTTTTTTCGTCACTTCCTTCAACTGGAGCTATAACAATAGAGTTAAGATTATCTCTTAAATAGCCTGAAAAGAATTGTAAAGGTCTACGCATAATATTGAATTCTAAGGGCTCTCTTCCAGATCTAGAAAGTTCTTGTAATTCTGAGTTACTCCAAGTGTTTCCAGCAGATGCATTAGTAAAGATTTGGGCATCTGTTACGAACGGACCCCAATAATCATGTGCATACCGATAGTTTTCTTGAAATTCGCCAAGTATCTCTCTTTCATCCATCATAATTAAATCTACATAGTTGTTATTTTATTTAATAAAGGTTTGACAAAATCAAAACTTTAATATATCAATCTTATCTTACACTTTTTATCGTATAAGTAGCTTATATTAAAGTACATTATAATATAATTTTTAAGGACAGTGATGAAAAAAGTTATCGTAACAAAACATTCAAATAAAGAATTAACAGACTTAACATTTCCCAAGATGGAAGAATACGCCAAAAAGATTGGTGCTGATTTCAGGGTTATTAGGTCAGAACATTTATGTTATTTTTTATTGAAGTATGATCGAGTCTGCTATATTGAACCTCAACTTCTGATTCGTCCAGAAAGTCCAAGCATATTTGATGAAGTTCCAACAGATAAAATTGGCATTTTTAATGAAGCTTCTTCTAATCCAGAGGCAAAACAAGAGAAATTCTATAATTCAGGTGTTATCATACTGTCCCGTTCCCATGTAGAGGCGTTTAAAGGCATCAAAATGGAACTACTACATGACAAGCAGTACCTAAGCATCTCTTTGATGGAAAAAGAAACTGAAATTCATGAACTGGATTACAAATTTAACAGAATACCATTACTTGACTTCAAAACTGGTGAAGCTAGATTTAAATCTTGGTTTTTGAATTATGAAAATGTTGATGACTATAAAATAATTGAAAAAGATATTGAGACTATCGAAAAGTTTCCAGCGACTCATCCTTGGAAAAGAAAGATCTGGGTTAAAATTGGCGGTGGGCTTGGTGATGCTGTTATGGCTGAACCAACATTGCGTTTTATGTGTGAAAAGATATATCCTGATGAAGATATACGCATATCATCGCATTGGCCTGAGCTTTTCACTCATTTACCCCTAAAGTCATGTAAGTACGGCGATTCTGTTTGGGCTGATGCTGATGGTGCGCCTTGGGTTATTGAGTCTATGCCTGACTCTAAGCATTTCCAATGGCGTGTGGTGTCTTGTATGCTCTCTCATACGATAGATTTTACTAGTATGGCTATTCTGCGTAGAACACTTCCAAATATTGATAAGCAAATTAAGTTAGATTTTCCACATTCTGATCTTAAGAAAGTGCATGAACTTTGTGGTACAAGAGACTTTAGTAACTGTGTTCTTGTACACGCTGGCAAACACTGGAATTCGAAATCATTCCCAGACACATACTGGCAAGCGATTATTGACGGTATAGAAGAAAAAGGGCTTACTCCTATTTTGATTGGAAGAAATTGTAAGAGTACAATTGATACTGGGAAATCTGGTGTTTGGCAAGGTAGTGCTAATGTCACTACAAAGAACGGTATCAACTTAATCGATAAAACTACTCTGTCACAATTAATAGCATTGATATCGTGTGTCCCATGTTTGTTATCGAACGACTCCTCACCGGTACATATCGCAGGGGCATTCGATCATCAAATAATTCTATTACCCAGCTGTAAGCATCCAGATCACCTTCTGCCATATCGTCAAGGACATCAATCTCATAAAACCACGGTTCTTTATAAAAAGTTGACATTAGATGATATCCCCTCTGCTCCTACTGAGATGTATACTGTGCTTGCTGATGAGATAGTAGGCGAATGGGATGAATATTTGCTAGATGTTGATGATGTTATTGAGTCTGTGTATAAGATTATGATGAGTCTTTGAGGGATTTTCACGCATAGCTTTGCGGGATTTTTGCGTATTGAGTAAGACCCCTTATGTAATGGGTATACCCCTTATGTAATGGGTTACTCAGTGTATTGAGTATTTTTACTCAGTGTATTGAGTAAATTTATTTATACGTTTAGTTATAGGTTTAAAACTTGTACTGGGGAGGATTTATTGACTGTTGTTCCGTCGCCTAAGCCACCATCAAGATTATATCCCCAAGCCCATATTGATCCATCTGCTTTAAAAGCCGAAACTGAAATATACCCAATAGCAATATCAGTAAAACTATGCCCTCCTATAACGCTTACTGGAGAGGATTTATCTACTATAGTATTATCTCCAAGTTGTCCCTCTACTCCCGATCCCCAAGTCCATACAGAGCCGTCAGCTTTTAAGGCTGCAGCAAAATATATACTTCCTTCTATTTTAGTAAAGCTGTGTCCCCCTGTGACCTCTACTGGTGATAATTTTGCAAGTGTTGAGTCATCACCAATCTGACCATAATCATTACGACCCCAAGCCCATGCAGTATTATCGTATTTTATAGCATAAGAAGTACTTCTACCTGACGAACTATAAATAAAGCTATGACCACCCACGACACTCACAGGTGAGGATTTTTTAATTACAGAATTATCCCCAATTTGTCCATAATTATTCCATCCCCAGCCCCACGCGCTTCCATCGGCTTTTAGAGCTACAGACTCAAGATATCCAGGAGTAATAGATATAAAACTATGTCCACCCGTAACACTTACTGGTGATGATTTATCTACCACTGTTCCGTCGGCTAACTGGCCATAATTGTTTTGTCCCCAGCCCCACGCGCTTCCATCGGCTTTTAGAGCTAAAGAAACACGATATAATCCTGAACTTATATCAGTAAAACTATGTCCTCCAACAACACTCACAGGTGAGGATTTACTTATTAGAGTATTGTCGCCTAATTGGCCAAGAGCACTGCTACCCCAGCCCCACGCACTTCCATCGGCTTTTAGGGCTAAAGTTGTTTGATATCCTGCTGATACTTTATCAAAAATATGATCATTAGTGACATATATTGGATAACTTTTATTGATTATTGTATCATCACCAAGTTGTCCAACAGTATTACTTCCTATAGATTTAATATTACCTGATGTTTTTAAAAAAGATACATAAGTTTGACCCCTAGACATTGCACTAACATCCCCACTCAAAAACTCATCTTCCTTCTGTGTTATCTCCCACTCAGAATTATCAGTTATCGCATTAAGCGTACAAGTACCTCTAGAATTATCAATAAAGAATGGATCGGGTGCTAACTCTGTCTGATTAAGCATGTAGATTGTATCGCCTGTATTAGCCTTAACAGCCCAGCCACCAGTCCCCTTACCTACTATTTTGATCTCATCACCTGCAACGAATGTCGATGGTAGGGTTATGGTTATTAAGCTCGCAGAATTGCATGTATAGCCGTTATTCACAGCTGCAAATGTATCACTAGAGAT